CTGTTTCAGGCATTCGATCAGCGGCGAGAGGCTCAGGTGGTGGATGCCCAGACATTCCACAGTGAGTGGCACAGGCGGGCGAGAAAAACAACGTTGGCCTTGAATCTCAAAATCCGAGAAGCGTGCCGGGTTCCAAATTCGAAGTACGGCCATATAGCACCCACCCAGGTCCAGGCAAGGAATATTGTCTGGGACGACCCGAATATGCTCAGGGCGTACCTGCCGGACAAACGCGAGATGGATTATAAGCTCAACGAGCAAAAGATGCTTGTGACATTTGGTAATGGCTCGATGCTCAAAATTGGTGGGGCCGACGAGCCCGATAGCTGGAGAGGAACCGACTTCGTTGGTGGTACGTGTGACGAGTGGAGCTTGATGAAGGAGCAGCTCTGGACTGAAATCTTGAGGCCTGTTATCGCCGGCGAATTGCCGGAGCATATCAGGAAGTATCAACCGTTTCGGTGGTGGTTTTTCATCTACACACCAAAACCTGAGGGTGTACACGCAACGAGAATGTTCGATGCCGCATGTTGTCTCTCGGAGGGCGGAATTCTACCGGAATGCGGCAAGGCGCCCAAGATGGCACCGAATACCTATGCGTCGCGCTTGGATGGTGAATTGTCAGGCATATATTCCCAGTCGGCGCTCAAGCAGATGCAGCAGGAAGTCAGGGATGGCAGGATACCGCAAGCTGAGTACGATCAGGAAATCAAATGCTCACGCATAACACGCGAGCAGATGACACTCATCACAACCGAGATGATACACAAGCTGAACAGACATCACGCAGAAGTCAGAGTATCGGATGGCGAAACACGGAAAATAGTCTCGATAGACCCGGCATGGGGCGGTGACGTGTGCCAGATAATGGGTATCGTCAATCACGAGGCCCGGCCGCAACATCAGAAGGCGATTCTCGATAAGATGCGAACAAGTGAGATATGTATGGCCGCTAAGCTCGTCGCCCAACAGATAGGCACGAAGAACTTCATCGCCGATACCGTAAATGCCCCGGGTGTTGCGGATAATCTTGCCGAAGATGAGGCGGGGTACAATGTACAGCAATTCAAGAGTTCGTATAAGCCTGCCGAGAAGAAAGACTCGCAAGAGGCGATTACATTCGCCAATCTGCGAGCGCAGGCGTATCACTATACATCCATGCTGATTCACACATTCCAGGCCGGGCCGATTAAAGACCCCGAATTGATGCGCCAGCTTCCCCTTGCCAGTCGGTACACAACGCAACCAGGGTCGGGCAAGCTGATTATCCAGCCCAAAGTAAAAATCAAAGAGGACCTCGGCTGCTCGCCGGACAAGGCGGATTGTTACATCATGGGCAATTGGGGCTTGCAGTTCGTCCAACCAGAAGGTCCCGAGATTGTACAGTTCGGCGCTGAGGCATTGCTGCCAGACTACGTGGGAGTATGAAATGAAACTAACAGACGCTCAAATCCAAAAGCAGTGCGTCACGTTCATCGACGACGCGCAGCAGCATACATCTATGCGTGACCAGAGAGACCGGGCCGAGCGGTATCAAGATTTTTTCAGGGGCGGTACGCATCAGTGGACTCAGGAGGAGTACGACACCTACAAGAGCCGCGGTGTCGAGCCCATTACAATTAACCGCTGCAAGCCCATCGTCAAGAGCCTGCTGGGCATGTACCTACAGAGCCGTCAGGAGGTGCGTGTGCAGCCAAGGCGCGGCGGCAGCTCTACAACGGCCCAGGTCCATACCGAGGTTCTCAAGCACGCCCAGGACGTTTCCTACGCCGATTACGTGTACGCCCAAGCGTTTATGCGGGGAGGGATTGATACTGAATCCTACCTGAAGCTCGAAATAGACAGGTCGATGAACGTCAACGGCCAGCCCGTCATAAAGCCCCGCTCGATATTCGATATCCAGGTTGACCGCAACGCAGTGGAGTATGACCTGAACGAATCAGCCAAATATATCATCGACCGTCAGTGGATGGACCGGGACGAACTCAAAGCCCTATATCCCGGCAGGGACGATGAATTGGCCAAAGCGTTTGATTCTGTTGACTCTCTCGAATCCAAACCCAGTGAGCGAATGGCCAAATGGATGGTGCAGGAAGGCGAGACTGTCAGCGGCGACGACGATGAGAGCGAGCAGATCCCCGATATCGAGTTGATGCGGAAGTACCGCTATCTGACGCATGAGTGCTGGTGGAAGGCCGTAACGCCGGCTCTGATAGTCGGTGATACCCAGACAGGTAAGGTTGCGCTCGTCACAGAGGAAAAGCAGGTCTTGAAGCTCCACCGCAAGGGCAAGAAATCAGTGCGGTTCGTCCTGACTCCATACGCCAATAAGGTGCTCCACAAAACCGTGATGATGGGCAATCTGATGTTGGAGGACAAGCCCGAGCCGTTCGGTAAAGGCATGAACGACTACCCCATAGTCAGATTCAGTCCCTTGTGGGACGAGGGCTACGCCTCGGGCTTCCTCGATGACGCCATATCACTGAACCGAGAGGAGAACATCCACCGCACCCAGACAATCCGAATCCTCAATCAGACGGCCAATAGCGGATGGGTTGTGGGGTCGGACGCCAACAAACCCTACATCAGAATCTTGAAAAACTTCGGCAGCGTCCCTGGAATCGTCTTGCCGAAGGACAAGTTTGGCAACTTCATCGACAAGATAACGCCCAACCAGCTCCCCGTCGGCCACTTCACAATGGGCAATCAGTTCGAGCAGGACATCAAGCGGACAAGCGGGGTGGATGATGCCACGCAGGGCTATACGACCAATCAGTCGGAGTCGGGCAGAGCAATCAACTTGAAGATGCAGTCTAACCGCCAGGCATCGGAGATATTCTTCGACAACTGGTATCACACATTAGAGATATTCGGGACATTGCTCCTGAAAGTCAATATGGCGTCGAACTTCTACACCGACGATGAAATCAAGGCCATAGTGGAAGAATCGAGCCTGATAGATATGAGGCTGATGGCAAAGGCCAAGGCCGTGGTGACGGGTAAGCTCTACGGCGCCGATCTGCCGCAACCGCAACCGCTGCCTCCAATCAATCCCCAGGTTCTGCAAATGGCCGACCCGATGACAAAGATGAAGATAATGCAGCAGATGCAGGCCGGCGTCAAAGGTGCTCAGGAATATATGAAGGCCTATCCCCAATTGGCCCAGACGTTCGAAGGCGCAATCAGAGAGCAGGCCAAGGAGATGCTCCTGGCCGAACTCAGGCAGGATAAGGGCTTGTACGGCGTCAAAGTCACCGTCTCACCGTCGGCGCCAACCGAGAGGCTTGCGCAGTTCATGCAGATGGACGCGTTGATGACCAAGTACGGAGCGCTGATTCCCCCCGACATCTTCATCGACATGACCGAACTGCCGGAGGCGAAGAAAGAGGAAATCAAGGCACGGCTTGCGCAACAGCAGCAGGCCCAGATGAGGCCGCAACCACAGCAAGGAGTGAAGGCAGCATAATGGACAATCCCCAAATACCCAAGGCAATGCCGAAGATAAAAGGTAAGGACAAACCCAAGAAGCGCAATCCCCGAATGAATCGCAGGAAGGCGGTTAGGACTTACTGACACGGACCCGACAAGGAAGACTTGAGGTTGAATATGGAAGACACTGAAATCAAGTTAGACGCCTTCGATGAATCGCGCCTTCGGACTATCGCAGAAGAACCTGAGCAAAAAATTACCCAATATGACATTTATGTTGCGGTGCAGATTCTCGCAAAACTCAAGTTGAAGGAACATTCCGAATGCTCTCAATCCTGATTCTCACAATTCCCGGCAGGGAGGATAAACTTGAACGATTGTTAAGTCGTCTCGAACCCCAGCTCACTGATAGAGTCGAAGTGGTCTGCAAGGAATTCCCGGCTGTTGCCCAGGGCGGAAGGACCATAGGCGAGAATCGCAATCTCGTTCTTGCGGAGGCCCACGGCGAATACGTCGCTTTTGTGGATGATGACGACCTTGTGAGCGAACACTACATCGAGAAGATTCTAAGGGCAATGGACGCCGATCCGGATGTCGTCGGGATAACAGGCCACTACATCGCAGGTCAGTGCCCGGCTGAGAGATTCGTGCATTCCATCCAGTTTGACGAGTGGAAGACCGTTGACGGTGTTCACCAGAGAATGCCGAACCACCTGAACCCGGTTAAAAAGAACTTTGCAGTCGCTACAGGCTACGC